ATTGAGCATTATAAGTACCAGCGATAGTCGTTCCAATTCCAACGTTGCCTGATGAGTTTATTCTTAGGCGTTCTGTTAAAGATGCACCACTATTAGTTTTAAAAGATAAATGACCTTCGGCATTTCCAGTATTTGAATTAATACCAGCTATTTCAGCGTGTGTCCTATCGCCAGGTTCTGTGCCAAAAGCAATAGTTTGTTCTTGATTCAGAGTATTAGTTGCATCAAATATCCTTAATGTAGGTTCTGTATCTTCTATACATAAAATATGGTCAGGACTATCAGTGCCAATTCCAACCCTATTGTTTGTAGCATCAACAACTAAAGTAGTTGTATCAACAGTCAACCCATCAGCAGTTACTGTACCTGTTACGTCTATGCCTGTTGAGGTTGTTCTAATTTTTTCTGAGCCATCGTAATAAAGTCTTACATCTGTTCCTGCATAAAGCCTATTTGAGTTACTAGAATTTCTTAAATATAAATCTGTTCCTTTAATGACTAAATCACCTGTTCCTTGGTCTTCTATAATACTTGAAGTACCATCGTGATAAATCTGTAAATCTGAACCTGCTCCAAATACTGCTTTATCACTATCACCAAAGTTAATATCGCCTGAAGTTGTTAAACCTGTAAGCGTACCAACACTTGTAATATTAGGTTGAGCTGCTGTTGATAAAGTTCCTGCTAATGTTGTTGCAGTAAGTGTACCTGTTACGTCTATGCCTGTTGCGGTTGTGGCTAGTTTTGGTGAGTTGTTATGTCTTAATTCTGTTGCACCACCATCTATACCTTTTACATAAACATTTGTTAGATTTGCGTTTGCCAAAAATAAATTATCTCCACCTAAGTAAAGATTACCTGTTGCATTTGATTCTAATAAATAACTATGACTACCATCATGATAAATCTGCAAGTCTGAACCTGCTCCAAAGATAGCTTTATCACTATCGCCAAATAATATGTCATTACCATTAGATGCTAAATTACCACCAAGCTGAGGAGTTGTATCTTCTACAACATTATTAATAGAAACAGCTTGTACTCTTGCATCAGTGTAGTAAAGGTTAGAGCCTTCTGATAAATCAGATGTAGACTTGCCACTAAAAGCAGAATCAAATCTAGTTGTTGTATAGTAAAGATTGCTAGTGCCTTCAGATACATCATCAGTATCTTTTGTTGCAAGTCTTGTATCAAATCTAGCATCTGTATAGTAAAGATTACTACCTTCAGATAAATCACTTGTAGACTTAGCAGTAAAAGCAGAATCAAATCTAGCTTGAGTATAGTAAAGATTAGTTCCTTCAGCTAAATCTCCAGTATCGTGATTAGATAAGCTAGAAACTGTACCTGTAACTGCTCCAGCGACATCACCTTCAATATTAGCAACTAAAGTACCAAGTGAATTAAGTGTTATATTACCTGTAGCACTACCATCTGCTGTTGTTAATCCTAATGTGAATTTATCAACAGATTCATCCCACATAAAGATACCATTATCAGCAGTACCTCTATTAATAAGCATACCTGAATCGTTTACAGGGCTACCTGTTAATCCTGCATTAAGCTGGAATAAGTTATCTTCTATATCTAGGTTAGTAGTATCAAGAGATGTAAGAGTTCCATTAACAGTTAAATTACCTGCTACTGTTAAGCTATCTGCAATTTGCACGTCATCAGGTAGTGTTAGTGTTACATCTGCAGACTCACTTCCACTACCTGTAACAGTGATTTTATTAGCAGTTCCAGTTACTGTTGCAACATAGTTGCCTGTTGTATCTGTACCTAGAGCAACACTATTAGCCTGTATGGTTGTAGATATTGATATTCCTGCTGTGCCATCAAAGTTTGCAGTACCAACCACATCACCTGATAGTGCTATGGCTCTTGCTGTCTCTAATGCTGTTGCTGTACTTGCGTTACCTACTAAAGCACTTGTTACCTGATTAAAGACAACGTTATCTCCTGTACCTACACTTTGCCCTATAGCAAGGGTTACACCATTACCTGAAGCTGTACTTGTTACACCAGTACCACCAAGTAAGGATAATGTTTCAGAATCAAGGTCAATAGCTATAGTTGATGAACCATCACTAATATCTAGGTCTTGTGCTGTAACTTGGCTATCAACATAAGTTTTAATTGCTTTTGCTGATGCAATCGTTGTATCCGTAGCAGCAACACTTGATAAATCGGTGTCTAATACACCTGATTTAAGATTATCAACTTCTATGTTAGAAACTGTGTTGTTATCTACATCAATTGTTTTGTTTGTTAAAGTTTGTGAACCAGTTAAGGTAGCTACTGTAGAATCAATGGCAAAAGTAACCCCATTGCCTGATGCTGTGGAATCTATACCTGTTCCACCTAATAAAGATAAAGTCTCACTATCTAAGTCTATTGATATGTCTGTAGAGCCATCTGATACATCTAAATCTTGAGCTGTGACCTGTGAATCAACATAAGCCTTGATTGATTGTTGTGAAGCAACCTTAGTAGCTGAATTAGATGACATATCATCTTCATCTAAGAATGCACTACCTGATAAAGCTGTATTTAATACTGGACTGTTTAAAACTGGACTTGTAAGGGTTTTATTCGTAAGTGTAGCTGTTGTTCCTGATATATAAGTATCAAGCCTTGTTACAGCTATCTGTTTCATAGTTCCGTTGTCATTTACTATGAATTGGTCTGCATCAACAATTACAACAGAACTTGCACTTGTATCTCCATCTAAAACATTAATCTCTGTACCTGTTGTTGTAATTACAGTAGAACCATTAATTTTTGGAGATGTTAAGGTTTTATTAGTTAAAGTATCAGTGGTTGCACGACCAACAAGGGTGTCTGATGATGTTGGTAATGTTAATGTGCCACTATTACTTATCTGTGCAATTACTGGTGTAGTAAGTGTCTTATTTGTTAGTGTCTGTGAGCCTGTAAGCGTTACTACGCTATTATCTATAGCAAGTGTTATGTTATTACCACTTAGGCTACTAGTTAAACCTGTGCCACCTAAGATGCCTAAGACTTCTGAATCTAAATCTATAGAACCATTATTAGAACCATCTGTAATGTCTAAATCTTCAGCAGTTATAGCAGCTTCTACAAATGCTTTAATAGATTGTTGTGATGCTACAGCAGTTGCACTATCAGATGAGAAATCGTCTTCATCTAAGAAAGCTGAACCTGATAATGTTCCATTTAATACTGGTGACGTTAAAGTAGGTGATGTCAGTGTTTTATTTGTGAGGGTTTGTGTACCTGCAAGTGTTGTTACAGTGGAATCAATACTAAATGTAACATTATTACCACTAGCAGTAGAATCAATACCAACACCACCTAGCAAACCAAGTGTTTCGCTATCTAAATCAATAGCGATAGTTGTAGAACCATCTGTTATATCTAAATCTTGTAAAGTTACCTGTGCATCTACGTAACTTTTTATACTTTGTTGGGTAGCTAATGCAGTTGCACTGTCACTAGACATATTATCTTCATCTAAGATACTGACTACTGTAGCACCTGTACCACCAATTCTTAACTTTTGAATTTCAACTGTTAGATTTGCTACAGAAGCAGAAGTTGATGATGTCCATTGAGTATTAGAGTGGTCATATACTAAGAATGAACCATTACCACTTAAACCAATGGTTGTGGAATCAACACCACGTTGCATAATTGCACTTGGTCCAGCAAGACCTTGTGTACCAACAGTAGTTACTGTTATACCACTTGTACTTGTTATTTCTATTTGATTTACTGTACTCATGTTGTTATGTTCCTTCTGATACTATAAGTTCCCTCAATCAATCTTGTCACCACAAGCCCACCACTTGTGATTTCTAAATCAAAAACACCATCATCAGGAGTTAAATCAGCTGTATCTGTAGCTGATATACTTAATGTTACTGTACCTGCTTCACCATTAATGCTCATACGACCATTTGATGTGGTTAAGGATATTACTGTGTCTGTAGCTGTTGGATTTTGTTTTAGTGACATAGCACCTGTAAATCCTATTAGATTAACAGTTGCACCTGTTGAATCTTTAAGCGTGAGTGTCTGCCCAAATGTAGCACCTTGTTCTATTATAAAATGATGGTATCCTGCACTCATAAAAATTTCCTATAAATTTCTTGGTAACTACCATAGAACTATTGCTCTCTAGCATAAATCTATTCTAAGTCATTAATTCTTTATGTACAACATAATAAATGAACCTGAAACACCATGTGTATTAGCACTAGCTTCACAAGTTAATTTTATGTCTGATTTTTCTGTGACTGTTGTTGGCAACTCTAAGTCAAACTTTAAAGCAGCACTAGTAAATGTACCTTTTTCTTTTGTTTGATAAACACTACCAAATTCTCTAACTTTCACTCTAGCTGTCAAATAAACATTACCTTGTACGTTTGATGAAAAGTCTACTTGATATAAATAACCTGTATAACCTGCAGGAACAGTCCATACTGACATAAGTGTTTGGTTTTCACCTGTTGTTATTTTTGCTATTGATGTTGCAGGTACGCCACTAGAAACAGCACCAGTACCCATGTGAATATCACCTGCATTTTTTTCACCAGTACCTGCTGTTAATACCTTTGCTCTAAATATTCTTAAATATGAATTAGTTGTATTAACTGCTGTTTGTCCATTTAAGGTAACAGTCTCTTCAACCTCGTTATAATCCCCATCTAAGCCACTGAGACGCACTGTCCTTGCACCTGTACCATCACTTGTATCGTTTGTATTACTTGAGGAAACTTTGATTACACTGGCTTCTGTTAAAGCGTCATAATCACTACCATTATCTGAAATAGTTACTTCTGAAGTACCAACAGAAGGGTGGAAACCAAATTTATAGATACCTTTGGTTTTATCCCACCTTCCTTGTCTAACTTGTAGACCTAAAAAGGAATTTATAGACATTTAAGCCTTCTTTTTAGTAGTTTTCTTTTTAGTTGTCTTTTTAGGTGCTTCTCCACCTTCCCATGCTTCATTTACATCAGGAGTAGATGGGTCATCAGCTTTTAATTGACCTTTTTTATTTCTTGCTCTTTTTGGCTTAACTTCAGCTTCAACTTCTATTGATTCTTCTACTGAATCAACTTTAACTTCAATAGCCCATCCATTTTCTACGAATGTGTCCATGATTTCTTCTTGCCATTTTCCTTTTGAAACAACAATGTCATCTGCTTTGTGTAAAACCATATCTGCTGAGTTTTCGTCTGCTATAGCAGGTTTTGGAACTAATATTTTATATTTTCTTGTCATAATTCTTACCCTTAAAAAAGGGGGGAACTTAATCCCCCCAAAGATTGCTCAATTAAGCGTTATGAATAACGTTTGAGACTGCACCATGTCTAGGTCTGCTTTTCACAATCATTCCACTGATAGGTGTACCAGTTGAATGAGTTCCTGTTTTAGCTAGAACCAGTCTTACATATCTCTTACCGCCTACATAACCAACTTGCCATTGACCACCTGTGGTGTCAGGGTCACCCCCTGTAGTACCATCAAGTTTAAGCCAAATACCACCTGCAGCAATAGTTCCATTAACGATATCTGCTTGTACACAATCTGTATAAGTAGAATCGTCATCTGAATGCTCTAGTGATACTTCAAAGTAAACAGAACCTGAAAGTGTATCACCTTCTGCTCCTACGCTTACTACAGCAGTTGCTTCTTCAAAACCCTGTAAATCAATACCGCTTCCATTTTCAGCAGCAGTCTTTACAGCGTTGATTATTGAGTTACCTAGTTCAATATTATTTGATAAATCTTGCATTAGTTACTCCTTGCTTACGCTGTTACTTTTAGTTTAGATATGGCTTCAGGAAGAATCACTTGACCACCAACCCTTCTTCTAGCAATGTATCTTACGTTACCAGTAGTAGCTTGTGTAAATGGGTCTCTTAAAACCGCTAAAGATACTCTATCAACAATCATATATGCTCTTCTGAAGTCACCAAAAGCAACTGGGAAAGCATTTTGTGCGATAGAAGCCATGTCTGTAGCTTCCACATATGGTTGACCAAGAATAGTATTTACCATACCACCTTGTAATGTCATACCTGCTTGGAATACATACTGACCTGCAGTATCTTTTAATTTTCTGATTGCAGAAAGTGTGCTTCTGTTAAATACAAAAGTACCATTTCTACCATACTCTGACTTAATGTTGTGCATTAAAGTGATGAGGTTATCAGCAGTAATAGCTGTGTTAGAACCTGAGTCAATTGAACTAACTGATGAGTTAGTCATAAATCCTTCAGGTTTACCAACTGCGTTACCACTTACAAAAGCAGCACCTTCAGCTTTTGCAAATTGCTCTGCAAACTCTGATTGCATTTCAGCTTCTAAGTCAAATACTGAATCTTCTAAGTCTTGCTCAGAAATATCTACTAGAGCATATTGCTCATGTGCAGGTAATTCTTCTAGACCTACGTTGTATCCAGTTGTTTCACTTCTAGTTCCGCTTTCTGATACCCATTGTGCAGCAAAAGTACCAGTTCTTTTTGGAACTTGAATACTTCTAGCACCTGTACTTCTGATTCTTGCAATACTTCTGATTGGAGATATTTCAGTAACATCTTTAATCAGCTCTCTTACATACTCAGGTGGTGCTAAATAACCACCAGTTGAATCATTACTTACAGTTAATGCTTTTCTTTCATCAGCTGCAAGACCTTCAATGCCTTTTCTACAATATGTATCAAACGCATTCATATACTCATCTACTTGCTTAGTATCAAAACCTGAGTTTGGTCTTCTTATGACTGTCTCTAGTTTTTCAATTTGGCTTTTGATATTTTCAGCGTTAGCTTCAGCAGTTGTTAATTTTTGATTAATGTCTTCATAAGAATCCATCTTAGCTTCTAATTTAGCTAATTTCTCATCTACATATGCTGTACCTTCGCCTTTTTCTATGCTTTCAATTCTTTGGTCATTAACTTTTTTAAATTCTTCAAAAGTTTTGCCCATTTCTTGAATAGCATTTTTTATATCTTCCGACATAATTGTCTCCTATTAAGATTTTAAGGTTAAAGTTAAGTTTTTTATGGCATCTACCAATTCAGCATTTGTATCAACCTCGCGTTGACCGAATGCATCAGTGACCGCTTTTGCAGCCATCTTTGCTTCTGAACGAGAAAGACTGAAGGCATCACGCATTCCATTTTCCCACTCTCTAATAGAAATTTCTTCACCTTTCACTGAACGAACAGTTGCCTGAGGGTTCATGGGAAAGGTTACTAACGATACTTCCATCAAATCTACTTCTTTGATAATACGTCTGTTACCACGCTTATCATATGAAACTTCTTTTGGGTTTACTCTAAAGCCTATTGATAGACCATCTAATGCACCCATTTTTAATAATTCGTATGCTTCTGCTCCTGCTTGTGTTTTAAGAGCTAATCTACCCTTAACAACTAAACCATGGTCATCTTCTTTTATTTCATCAAAGACACCAATAGGCATATCAGACTTGTGCTGATATAGGAGTTTTACATTTTGTGGTTTTCTTCGTTTGAGAGATTTTAAAAAAGCACCTCTTTCAATAACATCATTACCTAAATCTTTGTTTCCAAAGACAGAACCATAACCTTCAAAAGTTCCATAGTCTTTGTCTTCTTCATCATCGTGATAGGCTTTAATGCTTGATTTGATTTCTAAAGATTCTTTTTCTGCTTCTTCTTTAGAAGCCATTTCATCAACAGTTTCTTCAGAATCAGGTTTGCTTTTTCCAAACTCTATAATGTAAGAGTCATCTGTTTCTTCTACTGCTCTTATATGCTTTTCATCATTCTGTGTAGAATCTTCTTTATTAGAATCGTACTCACTGGTACAGACAGCTAATCGTTGGTCGGAATCTGTATATTCACTCGCCATAGTGTCGTCTCCCATACATCTAGTTATAAAATCCTGCCTAGACTCATTCGTATTTGGTTTGGGTATAGGCATATTACTTTATATAGTATCTTATACGATAGATTAGCACAATATATAGGTATATTAAAAATAATTAAAATAATTCTTGCAAAGTATTCCAATTTGGGGTTATACTGTGTACATAATAAATTGATAGCCGAAAGGCAAGGAAGAATAAAATGAAAGACTAGCTAACACAAAGAGAATACACAGGAGAAAACATTCAGACTCT